CCCAACCAAAGTCAATGCCTTAGTAATTGTTAATACGGGGTTTATTAAAGTGCCGTCACCTGTTGTGTCGTTTCCGTCTTTGCCAACATGAATCTCATTTGCGTAGATAGAGTAGTTACCTACTGCTCTACCAGTACCACCGTTTGCTACGGGCAATGTGCCAGAGGTTATCTGGTTTGCGTTAATTGCGATTGCTGTGTTAGATGCTAAAGTCAATTGACCTTGTGCATTGACTGTATAGTTTGGAACAGAAGAAGCCGAACCATACGCGCCAGCAGTCACTGCCGTGTTGGTGATGTTGAACTGCGTACCCGTGAGGGTCAGTCCTATGCCTGCGGTGTAAGAGCCTACACCAGCAAATTGAACCCAAGTGATGGGGGTTGTGCCTAAAGTGCCGCCAGCGTTGGAGGTACAGACCCAACCAGTGTCAGCGTATACGGTTCCTTGCTCAATGAAGGTGAACGCTCCCGGCACTTCCAACCAATTGTCCATATCCGTTGCGCGAGTCCATGCACCCGCCGCAACCACATAAATTCCGTTGTTTTGGCTCAATGTCTGGTCTTTAACCAAACACCTATCCCCAGCAATCAACGCTACGCCATCAATCGTCTGCGTTCCAGACAACGTGATGTTTGCCGTTGTTGCCGCCACGCAAGAAGCCTTGGGGTCTAGTCCTTGCGCTACTGAATCAACATACTGTTTGGTTGCCAACTGCAAAGCAGATGTCGGGTCTTGCGTTACGGCCACAGAAGTCAGCCCAGCCAACGTGGATGCGGTGCCGCCAAGACTCACCGCGGTGCTTCCAATTGTGACCGACGAATTTGTCAGACTGCCGTTGCCAATGTTTGATAGCGTATTGGTCGCACCGCTAATCGAAGTGCCGGCAAACGTCGTAATCGTGCCGCCGAGGCTGACCGCCGTGCTGCCAATCGTAATTGTTGAATTTGTCAGGCTGCCATTCGCAATATTCGTTAGAGTATTTGTCGAACCGTTAATGGACGTGCCGGTCAGCGTAGTGATCGTGCCACCAAGCGACACTGAGGTCGAACCAATTGTGATCGCGCTATTCGTAAGCCCCGCGTTTGGAATCGTAGCCACGGCAGTGAATGCGCTCGTGCCATTCCCGACCAGATACCCGGTCAGTGTATTTGCCCCACTACCGCCATTCGCAACATTCAATGTACCACTGAGTGTGATGGCTCCGGACTGCGCGGAGCTGGGCAGAAGACCAGTCGTGCCACCGCTGAAAGTAGTAACCCCACCTGCAGTCGAGAACTGCCTCCAGGACCCAGAAGAGTACCCGTCAAAAGTCTGCGTATCAGTGTTGAAACGAATTTGGCCTTGCGACCCTCCCGGCTGCTGTCCTGTGGTACCCAAGGGGATCGTGACCGATGCAGTGCCCGGAAGGACAGCGTTATCGCTGATCGAAATCGTCGGGCTACCGCTGATCCCGTTACCATTCGCGACCCCGATCTGGCTCGAAGTACCCAAAATCTGGGTGCTCGAGACTGTGCCACCCGTGCTCAGGGTCACCAGCCCATTCACACTAGCATTGGCAAACCCGAGAACCTGACCAGTTAAAGACAGCGTTGGATTCCCGGAAATCCCGTCGCCATTCGTGATCGAAATACCGTTGCTGCCGACAGTGATCGACCGCGAAGTGAGCGCGGTGGAGCTGGTCTTTACCTGTAGCCCAGTGCCAGAGCTCACCAGAGACAACAGAGCGCCAGTGGTCGTGACATTGAGCACGCCCTGAGCGCCACCGTCTGCAAGAGTCAGACCATTAGTCGCCCCGAGACGACGGCTATTCGCAAGAGTTGGCTCCTGGTTTACCGTCAGGAAAGTCTGCGTCTGAGCTGGAGAAGCAGCGATCGCGGCAGTCGTCGTCTGAACGGTAACGCCATTCTGGACGATCGGGACAGCTTCTGTTCCAGTGATCGTTCCTGCGGCTGGTAACTGAGTGATCGTGACTTGTGCTGACATTAGATCGGACTCGGTGCAATGGTGTCGTTGTTCCCGTTCGTTTCCGGGGTCTGCGTGTTCTGCTGAGTCGAGATGTAGAACTCGTTATTGCCCGTTGTGATCAGGTAATCGTCATTAGCAGCGACGCTAACGTCTGGACGAGCAAAACGCAAATTGATTCGCTCGGTTTGCCTTGCGGGGAGTCGGTATGGGTCCAAATTGTCCCGGCAACCTTGATCACACACCCTCAAACCGGGGAAATTAGTGTCTGGACCCAAGGAAACAAACGTGCGTTTCATCTTGCATCGGTCACAAACACCGATTGCAAGATTATTCAACCCACGAGTATCGAGGAATACTGGCATTATGCTGTGTACACTCCGATTCCGGGAGTGAAAAAGATCGGGGAACGGTCGCGCTCTTCCTGTTCTGCCTGATACAAGTACTTTTCAGCTTGAGACTCAAGGTATTGGATCCGCTCCACTGCAACACCGGGCAATTCCATGCTCATCTGGTGTGCAAGCATGGATTGCACCGCCAAATACCACCTTTGTGGTATGGCAAGCTCGTCAGTCAGAGCGCCAACGTCTTGAATTTGGCTCGAATACCACACCACCATCTGAACGAATGGGTCAGAAGGCACCGGCCAAAGGTAAAGAGTGGGGTATGGGATGGTCCGATCGAACCAGAACTGATAAGGTTGGTTCGCGGTGAAATTCTTGTTGGGCAGATTGGTGTAATCGTCACGATTCAGCCGTGCCATCTGGATTTCGCGACTGTTGTTTCCGATGTACCACTCGCGGAGAGCGAGCGTGGTGCCCCCGGAAGCAACAATTCTGTAATAAATCACATTCTGGCCAGGATCGATGTCGGTCCAGACCCACTGATTGTCGGTGACAGTGACTGCGCCTAAGTTGTTCAGAGTCAACCAAGTCGAACCGTCAATGGAATACTGCAGCGAGATGTTCCAATTTGCCGAACCACCACCCGCAATGTAGGGCAAAAACCCGATCGAACCAGCATAAATCGGGTTAGCAGTGCCGAAATTGACTGTGAAGTTGCCGTTTGCACTTGTCTGCTGGCAATAAGTGTCAACGTCTCCGTCGTAAAGATTAGCTACGACCCCACCCGCCGAGGATGAATATGACCCTACAGGTCGCGCCATGGTGCGGTAAAGCACATTCAGCGCATCATTAGCCTGCACCGGGAGCGAGTAGATGTACTGATCCGCATTTACGCCAAGCACCAGCTTGGTGATAGCAAAGTACTGGATGCCGCGATTTATGAGATTCGAAAGCAGGAAACCAAGACTTTGTTTGGCCGAGAGCTGCTGCTCAGAAGTCAGCTCCTCGGCGAGCTTCCCGCACCGGCGAGCGCCGTGATCAATGAATGTCTGTACGTTGATTATCGTTTGGGCGTACGTACCAGATGTCGACATTTAGCATTTCCACCGAGCTAATGACGCAGCTTTGCGAGTAGGACGACCTTTCTCATCTTTCATCGGACCTGGATGACCTTTCATTCTTGCGCAGAACGAATCCTTCCTTGGCCCACCCCCAGGCTGAGGAGCCTTGAGGTTGCTTCCTGTGGCGTTATTATACTTCGCTCTGCCTTTTGCAGTCAGCCCTGCGCCTTGAGAAACAGGCAATTTCTCACCACGACCGACAGAAAGCACCGGGCCACCTTCTTTCATCTTTGCAGTCTTAGCAGACTCACGGAATGCTTTGGCGGTTGGAGCGCCGGGTGCACCGGGTTTGCGCATCTTCTCGCCAGACCCTTCAGCTATGCGCTCTCGTTTGGCGTGGATGTTAGCGTACAACCCGCCGCCTTTCATTTTCTTACCCAAGAACAACTTATCAACCATTTCCAATCTTTCTGGCTTAGTGGTTTCTTTGTTGATAATGCTCAGACGCTCTGACTTGCTTTTCCCCTCGTCGTAAAAGCCTTCTTTTTTCAAAGACTTAACCACCCCGCCGTCTTTGAACTTCTTGCCTTCGTCAGCCTTAGCAAACTCTTTGCCGACCGACTGAGCGATGCCAACTTTCTTAGCGAACTTCGGGTTGTGCGCAACCGCCTCCATCAGGCGGTGTTGGGCTGGTGATTTGCTTGGCATGATCAGCCGCAAAAAATAGTTACTGCCGCAGTACCGGGCAATGTGACATGAATGTCTGTTTTAAATCTAATCCCGTTTCCGGGAATTATGTTTGCAAATGGGTTATTTGTATTGGCTGGAATATTAAATCTTAAAAGAACGGTGCCGCCGGATCCGCCATCCCGAAAAATTATCTCTCCAGCCGTTCCGCCAGACAAGGCTTGGTACCCAGCAAGATTGGCCGCGCCAGCGTAAATCGTTCCCGTCGCATCCCTGTGCGCCGAAAATACATTAGTTAATGTTGACATCTCAATCTCCAATGAAGACAGGGGCCGAAGCCCCTGTTCTTAACACGCGCCGCCAGCCTTTTTTGGCATCATGAAGTTGCGAGCCGGACCGTACTTTTCGTTACTGTCCTTCTTCGCAGCCTTCATCGTGGGTGCAAACTCAGCATTATTGATGGCCTGCAATTTTGCGTTGTTCGGCGCAACCTTGCCGCCCTTCTTATAAGTGCCAGAAAGCATCGAAATTGCCACAGGTGCTGACATCGGTTTTTTACCCTGTTTCATCTGCTCCGGACCGCCGTCGTCTTGGACGCGACCGCCCTCAGCAAACTTTTTTGCGGCACCGCCCTTGCGGTATCCACCGCCGTTGGATTTTGCAACACCGCCGGTAGCATACCCACTCATGCCGCCGCCCATCATGGCTTTGCCACCTTTTTTGTAACCACCACCGTTGCCGAGTTTCACGTCGCCGGTTTTGGCAGGTGAATTGTCAGGGCGAGCTGTACGCATCTTGGTGGAAGTTGCAGCGCCGGATTCATTTTTGATGATTCCATTGGCTGCAACCTTGCCGCCGTTTTTGTAACCGCCTTGACCGTTGACCACGCCGCCAGTGGCGCATTTCCCAGCCATTCCACCCGAAGCGAGCTTGAGCTTGGTGCCCTTGCCGCCTTTGTGCTCTTGGGTGTCGTGCTGCTTGAAAGCCTTCTTGATCATGGCTTTGTCCTGCGCCTTGTCCATGGAGCCGCCCTCTTTCATCATAGGACGTCCCATAGGAGCTGCCGGCATAGGCATGCGACCCGGTGCAGTAGGGTTGGTCATAGGAGCTGGCGTACGAGCCACCCTACGGGCTGCCATAGCACGTGCAGCGGCGGGGTTGGCTACAGGGGTAACCGGACCTGCTGCACCCATTGCGCCGCCGTTCATTTTGCCAACCGGCATTTTAGCCGATCCACCTTTCTTAAGATGGAGAATAACCGATGGCTCGGTTGTTTCCATCTTTACCATTGGCTTGAACTGACCCATGTTAGCCTCCTTTAGGCTTGCGTGACGCCAAGGGCGCCAACTCGGGTTGCATTTGGACCAACTGCGATTGCTGGCAGCGCCAGCGTCACAACTGCACGTTTGATTCCATCAGCTGCTGAACTCGGAGCGAAAGTGCCGCGAACATCACCAGTGATGGTGGTAGCAGTCGCGGTGTCGGCGACAGTCAACGTTCCAGACGTGTCATCGGTCGTGCCGTTGTTCCAGCCGTACCGGAGCACATAGGACTTGTCAAAGAACCGCACCGGACACCCGAACACATCTGCAGTTCCAACTGTCAATGCCGTACCAGTCGCCGCGCTAACCGAGACCGAAGTCACAAGGTAAAACGCTTTAAGACCAGTGACCGCTGTGCTCAAAACAGCACTTGAAGTAATCGCCTCGCTCATTGCTTGGCCGTAATAGTCATACCCGGAGACCGTGACGATCACAGGAGCTACACCCAAAGTGAAGGTCAAGCCAGTCGTAGTGCCTGCGGTGGTCACAACCGCAGCGCCCGCCGTAGTGGTCAGGGTCGCGGTAGTCGTCGTGACGGCAGTCAAGATGTAAGTGGTGGGAGTGCTGTAACCGGTGATGGTTGCAGTACCACTCAACGTACCTGTCACAGTCACACGTTGACCAGTTACCAAACCTGCTTGAGAGGTGTAGGAAATCTGACCTGCAGTGCCAGTTACAGCCACGCTTGACAGAGTAGCAACAGCGGCGGTTGCAGTTGTCACGCTAACTGCACGTGGGACATCTAGTGCCAATGCCGCGACACCCGCAGAAGTCGTAACTGATTTCACCGAAGTGCCAGCTGTCAGAGTCAACGCACCAGCTGCTGCCGGAGTCTGCGACGCTGCGATGTTATTCGCGGTCAATGCTTGAGGAACGACGTCCCAAACGTAGGTGCGACCCAGAGGACCAACGCCAAGGTCCATTGGCGAAGGGTTGTCGAAATTGATATTCCCATGAGCAGTCAAAGTCGCGGTGCTAGAAACCGTCGACGATGCGCTCAGAGTGTAAGTGCCTACGCCGCCTGTGCCCGTGCCGAATGCAGTGATGTAAGTGCCATTGGTGACGCTTGTGCCATCAAGATACATCCCGACTACAAGCGGTGCGCCCTGCAGGAGTTGGGTGACATTCAAAGTCGTGGAAGAAATCGTTCCGGCGACAGTCGTCGAATACGGGCGAATACCCGTACCCATGTAAGTAACTGCGGGACCTAAAAACAGGTCATCTGAAAACTGAGGCATGGTCTGCTCCTTGAAAAGTTTGACCAACCAAAAACAAAAACGGGGGGTGATTAGCCCCCCACCGACTTAGACTCCCGGCGTGCCGTACATTGCACGTGGATCGGTCCAGCCCACTTGATAACGCTCGGTTGCTTTGTAACGCATGGAGTCGGTTTCGAAGTCACCTTCCATGGTCTTCTCAAGCGCACGACGCATCAGGAGCTTCATGCCCTCTGGAGCATCAGTCTGAACCCACCAAGAGTTGGCGTTGGTCAGACGCGACAGAACAGCGGCACCTTCGTCCAGCAGCCCGATGGACTTGACTGGGTTGATGTCGTTGTTAGCCGTGCCGGCACGCAACACGCTCTTCAGGAGGACCTCGGCTTGGAACACGTTACCCGGTGCGACCACCAGTTGACGCGGGACCAAACGGATTTTCTTCCCGTTGTTGTCCACAGCTTGACGGATCTGGATGAGCATCTGCTCGAGAGACGTCTGGCTGAGATTGGCGGCGGTTGCGAGCTGGTTCGAGAACGTGCCACTCACGATCGGATGCGAGGTGTTGATCAGCGAAACGCCATCACCACCAACATACGACGAGTTGAACGCACGGTTCAGGACGTTTGCGCTAAGAGTCTCTTTGGTCTCAATCAGGGACTGAGCCAAGTGACGAGCGTAAACTTGGCCAATACGGATGTGGTCGCCGTCTTCGACCAGCACTTTGGTCAGCGCGAACGCCAGACCATAGACGTTGTACACGTAACGCTGGAGGAAGAGCACGCCACCTTGCTGGTACGAAACCGGAGTTCCGTCGGGCAATTGCGGCGCAGCGCCGAATCCATAAAGGACAGGCTCTTCGTGGTAGTTGCGGGGAATACCTTGTTGCTCGCGGAAAACCCGCGACCATTCGTCGGTACGTTGGTCATAGACTCCATCAAAGCATTCATTGAGGATTGGCTCAACAATACTTCTAAAGTCCGTACTGCGCATTGGGGCTGCCATGACTTAGCCTCCTTTAGATTGCAACCGGGTAGGCTGCAGTGTTGGCGGCTGTGTAGATCTGTGCGAACTGGAACTTCGCGATCGTGCAGCGTACAACGGTGTAGGTGTCTCCCCATGCATTGTCAACATAGGGGGCCAAATCGACAATGCGCATCTGAGCCTGTGCGTTAGCACCCGCCAGAGTGGTCGAAAGCGTGCAAGCCGAAAGGCCAGTCGTCGTCGAACCCGCAGTCGTGTTGCTCAGGTTGGCTTCGTCCCCGATCGAGGTCTGAGCCAGCGAGCCATCAGCTTGGATTTCGTAAACGATGTTGGGGTCGTTGTAGAAATAAGCGATGCAAGAACCAGTGACATAAGCGGTGTTGGCTGGCCAGTTGTTGGAAACACGACGGCGACCCGTGGTGTCAGTCCATTCAACGCCTGCAAAAGCACCTACAAAAGCGTCACCAGCCGCAGCGACAACGATGTTGCCGTTGGTGTCGTACTTGACAGGCTGACCTTTGAGGATTGCCGTGTTGTACGCAGAAGCGATGCCGTCGGTGAGCGCCGCCGCGCGATCCAAACCTGTTGGATGAAACGCTGGGCGCATACCGAACGGAGCATTAGTCGCAGACATAATAAACTCCTTGAGTATTAAAATCCGTCAGGTGAAGACCGGAACGGGCTTGACGTTGTCGAGCTCATTTATGCCTTCACCCTCTACCGAACCGAGTCGTCGACCATTGCTATCGCGAGCGCCTTGTAGATTCTCTACCTGGACACGGATCTTGTCCGCTTCGTCCTGCGGCGCAAAATGATGGAACTCTTCCATGATTTGCTGGTACACGTCCTGTGGGAGCTTGTATAGCAGCATCTCGTTGCACGCAATAAAGCCAGTGTGCTCGCCTGATTTGACTTTGAAGTTCTCGAAACCGGGAACCTCTTCAACCAGGACAGGCTGGTAGCCCATGCGCATGCGTTTATGGATTGGGTCGTAGCCGTTGGTGGTGGATAACCAGCACAAATGAAATCCGGGAATATCCGGAGGGGTCGGGAGTGATTCTTGGATCCACTCGTTGCGGAACATTCTGCGACGTTCCTGCTGACTTGCCAAATCATCACTGGCGGGTGCACGTTTACTATCCTGCGATGCGCGGGATTCACGTCCACCAGCGAGAAGGTTCTTTTTGAGTCGAGTATCTTGCATGGTTAGCTCCGGTTCATGCGGTCATATTCAGCGTAGCGGCGAATCATCTTGTTGCGCTCGGCGAGGTTGTCCCATCGGCCAGCATCTTTGATCGCTTTCACGCGGTCTGGTGAAAGATAGAATTCGTTCGACTTGGTAGTCGCTCGACTCTCTCGACCAGAACTAGTTACCACAGATCGGGGCCTCCTATTTGAAGATCTGTCATCTTGTTCGGTATTATAACGGTGTGGAAGGTATTTCGACAAACGATTGTCAAGTTCTTCCCAATATTCACTGCTTTTTGGGTCCCAACCCTCTTTGACCAGACTTTCGTCGATCTTGGTGGCGACCTGACTGTCGGTGTCGCCGCCTTCGGGATCGAACCAATCGTTCCGCGCCATCCAATCTCCCGCATGCCGCTTGAGCATGGGGTCGGGTGCTTGTGGAACATTCTTCTGCTGAGGCTCGGAGACCACCTTCTTTTTCAGCGCCTCAAGAGCTTCGACTTGCCGCCGAGACTCATACCATTGCTCTTGCGCGTCGGCCAGAGCAGCGCCATTGGCCATCTCGGTAGCCTCTTTGATCTTCAGCTTTGCGTACTGAAGTTTCAAGTGGCCATCCTCGATCGCCTTGTCGATCCGGGCGAGATCCGAGCCAGCGGTGCGCTTTTCGAGCACAGCGAGCCGGTCAGCCATCTGCTCATTTTGACGCTTGAGCGCATTGATCAGGTGGTTGGACTCACTCGCCTTGGCTTTGTGAATCTGTTTCTTGAGCTGTCGCTCTTCCCGACGAGCGACCCGGATTGCTTCCCGTTCCGGGTCAATATCCGGAATGTTATCAGCTCCGTTGTCGAAGTTGTCAGAGCTCGACGAGGACTCTTGACGATTTGAATCCACGTCGATATTGGGAAATCCAGGTTCGACAACTGAGACGACTGCGGACCCATCGTTGCTTTCCGAAACCTGGAGATCTAGTTTTTCCGTAGAGTTCATAGGAATGCCTTCACTTTCAAAGGATCACCTGTCACCTTTGCGATGACTTCGTGATCGTTGAACACGCTGAATAGTGCGGTTTCGCCCAGATGCGGGTCGCCATAGATCACTTCCCAGCGATCGCCACCCCACTTAGGCATACGCACGTAATCACCCACCTGGATCCAGTTGCCCTCGGGCCATGGAGCGAGAGTGTCGCGTTGTTTGAAAGCGAGTGGGCCGAGAGCGATGACTTTCGCTACTTGGTTGTTCCACTTTTCGGTTTCCTTGGTCTCTTCCACAAGCATAATGCCGGAGTTGGTCACCGTCTTCCGTGTCTGTCGCCATTGCACGAGAATACGTCCACCGACGGGCATTGCACCGGGATCGACTGCAGGAAATGCTTCCCGCAACGCTGCTTCATTCGAAGCGTCCCGTTCAATTGTCATCGTCTTCTTCCCTTAAAAGGTCGTTCAAAATGTCCAGAGCTTTCACAAGCCCTTGGTGCTGGCCAACTAGCCGTTGGTAGGCATCGAAGGTCGTGGCATTGCCACTGACCAAAGATTCTGAGATCTTTTGCATTTCGGCTTGTACAGCACCGATGTAGTCGCCGACGTATCGCATTTACTTCTTTTTGGCCTGAGACAGGCCGCCAGACTTTGCTGCGGGTTTGGCTGGAGCCGACCCACCCTTCATCGAAGAGCCGTTGATTTTCACCCCCATAGCCATGCGCTTGTGCTGGGGAACCATCTCGCTCATTTGCTGAGAGTCATTGGATGCCATTTAGCCCTCCTAAGGCTTGTTGTGCGCTTTGTTGCGCGGCCAGAGCGGTTTGCTGCTGCTCGTGTTGCAGAATCGCAGCGTCGTGCGTCAATTCTGCGGATTTGATTCGCTCCTCAGTGAGTCGGTCGGACGCATTAAGTGCGATGTCGATCTGCTGCTGCCGGTTCTTAGCCAGCATGTCAGCTTTGAGTTTCTCTTTCTGCAGTGTCAGGTCGCCCATGTCTCTGACCTTGCGCCGTTCGGTTTCGGCCATCGAGGTTTGCAGGATGACCTGATCGCCCGGATCCATCGGCGGCGTGGGCTTGAGCTTCTGCAGCAACTGCATGATCTGCTGCATTGCGGGCATAACCTGCTCGAATGCGATTTTAGAGTCTTCCTTGGTGTGCTGCGAAGCCAGCGCATACAGCTTATCGATCTCGCCGGTGATCCCGGCGATGTCGTAGTCTTTCACCGGCTTGCCGAGCGATTGCTCCACGTACCCATTCATATGCCCGAGATACCACAGCATGATGTGCTGTTTGAAATGCTCCAGGAACATCGGCAAAAAGGTCGGCGCAATGAACGGACTGCCGCCGAGCATTGGGTTGAGCGCGAAGTCCAAATGCGCTTGCAGGTGCGCGAGTTGGTTCTGGTGCGGGTACGCGAACGCAGCCCGACCGATGCACATGGCGGCATTCTCTTCAGCCGCATTGATCTCCATGGGTTCAGCGACTGCCGGCATCAGCTCGGTGATGTTCGGGATCTTCATCTGCTTGAGCATCCGCTGCACGACTGCGCGTCGGTCGAACAGGTCTGGGAACTTGTCGGCGAGCGTCATCACCGCTTGGCTCTGCGCCATGCGTTGAGTTTCAGAGAAGATGTGCGGGTCGGACACCGGCACCACGTCGGTGTTGCGATTGAAGTCTTCACGCTTGATGTCGAGCTCAGCAACGATGTCGCCTTTGCGCTGGTCGTCCAGGTACCAACGGTTGATCCGCTGCAGCACCATGAGCAGCTTGCGCTGGCTGTTATGCAACCGAGCGTGAATCGCCGAGAACACTGCAGCGCCCTGCTCGATCAGAGCTTGCGTGGTGCCCACCGGCGCATTGTTGGTTACGTCGGCGATCTTTTCTTCCGACGTGGTGACCACGCCTTTGGCCGCAGTGGTGAGGAAGCCGAGCAGCTCCAGCAACACCGGGCTAGGCGGGTTGAACGGCATCGGCATGGCGAGCTTGCGGATGTCGTCCACGCCGGGAGCACCTTCGATTTCAGTCACCTGCGTGACTTCAACGTTCTGACTCTGCCCCGAGATCTTAGCTCCCTTGAGCTTGAGCATTGTCGCGGCGTTGTTGATGTGAGCGGTGTCCAGCAGAGCGCGCAATGACCCTGTAAGAGCAGCAGTGAGACCGCCTATAAGATGAGGCAAACCGATAGCGTAAGCACCGCGCCAAGGGATGAACTTGAACTCGATCAGCCAATCCAACTTGGCCATCGACTCGTCGCCTTCCTCCCAATTGCGGTACAGGCCCAACACCTCGGTGTTCAAGTCGTCGATCATCAGGATGTACGGAGCCAACTCGCCTTTGCTGTAGCTGTCGTCTTCGAGCGCCAAGTTCGTGTAGACGTGGAAGACTCGGCGCACACCGTCTTCGTTGTCCTGAAACTGCTTGCCTTCGATCTTGTCGTTGGCCTTTTCAGAAGCAGTCATGGTCGGTTCTTGCGTGGCCCGAGTGATCACCACATCTTTGTACAGACCACGACTAACCCGGTCGTCGAACTCTTCTTGCGTGATATCTTGAACTTCCGTCACGCGTTGCGCGGTGTAGAAGTTGGCAGCCGAGAACGGCAACATGATGTTGTCGATCGGCACGAACTCAGCGCATGGGCGACGTTTCTTCTCGTCGTACCAGAGTTTCATGAACTGGCTTCCACCCAATGGCAGCTGAGTGAGCATCTGCTCCTGCTCGTCACGGAACTCCTCGATCTGCTCGGTGAGCTGCCAGTTCATGTAATCACGCTTGCGGTCCGCGCGAGCTTCGGATTCCTGATCCACGTCGCCTATGATATTGGTGCGCACCGGACCGTCGGGCGGGAACAACTCTTTGATCGCCCGAGATTCGAAGTCGATACAAGCCTCAGCCATCACAGGGTGCACCACTTTGGACGCACCCGAGAAGGTCGCCCCACCCGGCGCATCGTGGCCCAACCCGGTGCGCCGCAGCCCCTCTTCGTACTGCTTGTCGCGCTCTTTTCTGGCTTCCTGGTCTTTTTCAATCAGGTCGATGTACTTCAGCGCGATCTTGTCCAGGTCCCAATCATCAATCTCCTCGGCCAGATTGGCGTAGAAGTCCTGATCCTCCTTGGGACCTTTGAAATCGTCCATGCGGACGATCGCTGACCCGTCGGGCTGCTCTTCAACCTCCGCGAACTCGTCGTCCAGGTCCAGCACCAGCCCCTCTTCGTCCTCCGGCTGGGTGGTGGGGTCTTGTTCCTGCATCGGGTCGATTGGCATTTCAGGCATGATGTCTTCTGGTTAAACCAAGTGATCGAACGGGTTGGTTGAGACTCGGCCACCTCGGGCATAGTCACTCATCTGCGCGGGTATATTCGGTCGCCCGATCCACGGCTTGCCGGGGGTGGGCTGCTTGGTTGCGCTGTTCAATATAGCTTGAATACGAGATTCTAAGTCTTCTTGCGACGCCGCGTCCTTGGCGAGCTGCACGCCCAACGCATTGTTGTGAAGGTCTTGGTCGTAGTCTGGCGGCATCTTACCGATGCCGAGCATGTAGCCAATCGTCTTGACCGGCGCATTCCCGTGCTCATGCGCCAGACCGGCGATCTTAGCGACAGTTGGTCCGAATTTCTGCGCCATCATTCCAGAGGCAAGCATGTGGCGTGCGGCGTCTTGCTGCGTCCATTCAGACTTCTGCTTGGGGAACATCTGCTTGGAGCGCGACTGCGCGTACGACGATGGGTCGAGAAAGAAGTCGGACTTGACCGAGCCACCTTTGGCGTAGCCTTCGGCTGGTGGCACGCGCCTAAGCACCGAAGGATCAAGAGCCACGAGCGAAGGCTTTTTGCTCATTGCGTCTTGCACCCGCAGAGAATCGAACCCGAGATTGCGCAGCTCTTCAACAACTTGAGCCGACTGCGGGAATATTGCGTTCTCGCCCTGCTCCAGGTATTGACCAACTGGAATTTCAGGGTCGTAAATGCCTAGCTGGCGAGCGACTCGGTAAACATCTTCCTCAGTGCCAGATCTACGGGGTCGCGCCTCAAAAGTGTGCAGCTGAGGAGCATTGGTCGAAGACTGGAACTTCTCAACAACCTCCCGCTCTGGGTGTGTGAACAAGCCGGGTCGCGGTTCGTTGAACTCGGCACCGGCGTGATAAACGATTTCCGGCTGCTCAATAAAATCTTTCGCCTGATCTCGAGTCATGAATCGAACTGGCGGAGTGCCACCATTCGCTCGAGTCGCTGCAAAGACTTTATCAGCACCCTCTTCGCCGAACAGTCTTGTTAAACCTCCATAGCTGCTTGGGTCTCTAAGGTCGAAAATGTTGTAATAGTCCAAGTCATTGACAGTTCCCCAGTCGCCCGAGTTGAGGAACTTAACTACAGAATCGCTGATTTTTTTCTTGTATTCAGGATCGCGTTTCTCGTATGCCTTCGATCGATCGCTGTCGAATGAATTGCCCGGAGGCTTGAGCTCTTCGATGTCAGGCAGATCGATTTGTTTCTTCGGAATCATGGATTCAGCTTCCAAAGAAAGCCCATTCATCAATTCCTGAATCTCAGCAGGGATTTCGCTAGGGCTACCAAAAGCTTCAAGCTCCACATAACGCTGGGCGTCTTCTGGATTTATACCTCTGCGCTCTAGCAGGGTCTGCAAATTACGATAGTACTGATCACCAACAGCGTCCTCTCCTTCCAAAACATCACCCAGATGCATCTGCGAGTGATCGTATTTAGAAGTTGAAATCATCGCCTGTGCATGGGGGCGACCCTCGGCATCGAGAAGCGCGACGAGCCGTTTGTCGCCAGAACCATAGTGCTGAGCTATGTCAGTGTTCATGGTACACCAGCCACCCGCTTTACCGATGCTGGTGCAGAGCTTGGTGCCTTTTTCGTCAACGACCTCAGGGATGTCGGCCCAAGTCAGACCAGGCTTTTCAACGAACGACAGCTTAGCAGTTGGATCAACGAGCCGAGCGTTGGAGCTAAGGTTCTCCATCATGCCAGCTTGCTCGGCCTTGGCAGCCTCGAGAGCTCGCCAGTCATTGATCTCGCTAACGCGCTTGACCGCGTCCGCAACACTCACCTTGTTTAGCGTTTCGGGCGTGAGTCGCAGGTGCGCTGGTAGCTCTGAGTTGGGCGACAGCGATGCGCGCAACTCGTCTATGAGGTGGTTAAAATCTAAATCAGAACTGAAAGTTTGAGAGTCGGCTATCCTGTAAATGGGAGTGCTTGGGTCGATCTTTTCGATCCAAGGACTATTCTCCGCCATCTCAACATTAGGATCCCAATCACCAAGGATCGATTTGAATTCTGGCTTACGGTTTTCAAGTCGCTGGCGACCTAACTGAATATCCTCTTGATAATTCCCAGCAATGTTAGGGTCAATCAATCGATCAGACATGGCTTCCCACTCTTCGGCTCTACGTGCGTTGAGCGAATTCTCTTCAGGGTAACCAGCTTCAGCGTGCCTTCGAACCGCAAAACCCTCTTCTGGGAAACCAGCTGAAAAACGAGCTTCAGTAACGCGCTGTGGTGTCGAAGTTCCCACCACGTTTGATTCAATTCCTCTTATTGCAGGACTGTGCGAGTAACCTTGCTCATGCATAAGACGTATCGGGTCATCTGGCGTGCCCATCTCATTGCGCACGTATGGCGCGAGCTTTTTGTCGAGCCAACGGTTGAGTGGGTCCGCGACGTTTGCATTAAGGCTCTCTATCTCAGCAGGTGCGCGGTTTGGGCCTTGGTAATAAGTTCGTAACGGGCTTAAAGCTCGAGTTACGCTATCAGGCTTTAATTCAGTTTCCGACCCAGCTAAACGCTTCGACGGCAAATCCAAGTTAATAGGAGGAGCCCAGCTCCCGCCCTTCGGCTTGACAGCGTACAGCGGACTTGCGCCTGTGGCAGACGCCACGCGGTTAGCTAAGTCGTACGCGGTGTCGCTCCGCGCAGCGGCCAATGCGCCACGCCCAACCGCCTTGGCTGCTGGCACCGCAGCCTTAGCCACCGCCACAGTTGGTTTAATGGCGAGTGGCGCCACAGCGAGAAGTGCGTCACGCGTTTCTGGCAGCATCTGGGTGGCTTGCCCCGAGCCAGAATGCAGCTGGAACCCGCCGCTGAGTCGGTCTAGCGTCTTGGCGACTGCAGGGATGCCAGCCAGCTGGCTCAGAAACTCGGCACCAGTCATCTCGTCCGGATTGCGGATCGTCAGGTTGTGCGCTGCCTGCAGCAGATCGGCGGGTATTCCGTACAGCGGATTGCGCTTGATCGGTTGGATGATGTCCGTGTCGCCGGGTTGCAGCGTCCGCACCGGCTTTTCTTTGTACTGGCCAAAGTCGACAATGTTGGCCAGATCGAAGAACGGGTTGGTTTGCTCTTTCATTCTGGAGTCAACTTCAAAATGCTTTGTATAAACTCAGCTGGCAAACCTGAGTAAGTGGTCATCACTTTCATTTTGTCTTCAGGAGAAAATGGCAATTCATTTTTAGACTTTGCAAAATCTGAGTATTTTGCAATGTCCTCTATCCACTTGTCTTTATAAGCCTCGCCGTGCCGTTTGAAAAGCTCGTCCACAATTGTTTGTGGGTCGGTTTCTGGCATTTCATTTTTAAGACTGTCGATCAGGTCGTATGCCTTTCCTCTCGACGAAATGGTGTGATCTACTCCAGGCCACCTTGGAACTCTATCAAGTGCAACATTCAAAAGTTCAGCGGGAAAGTTCAACTCAGAACGCAGCAATTCGAACTGCATGTTGTCAGGCATGTTGGGGTTCGATGATTTGATCTCATCAAACCGTTTGCTAACTTGTTCGGAAAGAGCTTTGGTGAAATCACGATTAGTGTTTGCAAACCGATGCTGCATGAAAGTTTGCGGACCTAATTCAGAATACGCTTTTTTAAAATATGGATTCTCAAGATTGTTAAGCCAACTAAGTGCTTGCGAGGCATTCTGTTTCAAAGAAACACTCGAGTACGGATTACTATCAATTTTGATTTTTGGCGTGTTAATGTTTTTCAGTGCATCAGTTATCAGCTCGGGAGTATTGTATTCGTCACCCGCTTGCCGCCAAACGTCGTCGAGCATTTCGTCAGGAACTATGCGTTTACGCAATTCACCTAAGAAAAGATTGTCGCTTGGTCCTCGCTCCATTTCTTTGAATCGATCGAACAGAATGTCGTGCGACCTCGCAATGACGTCATTCGGGTCGGCGTCTGGACCGAGTTCTTTCATCGCCCTTTGCAGGCTTTCATTTACAAACGGTTCATCTTCAAACAAATCGACATATGAAGAAGATCTTGCAGCTTCCCTGCCACGACCATCTTCGAGGATTTCCTGTATCCGGAGTTCGGTACCTGCTGTGTCTGACAGCTCGTCGAGAAGTTTCTGCCCACTTCCCACCATCTTTTTGACCATGCTGGCTGGCAAGCCCGTCTCTCTTGCAATGGTCTGCGGATCGAGACCAATCGCACGCGCTGCTTCGGCACCGCGTCTGGATTCAAGATTGATTAGCTCAGCCCAAACAGCGGTTGCATATTCAGGATCAAGCATTTCGATAGACGTGTCAATGGGATTAAGCAGGTCAAAATTTTCCATCCTGCGTTCCCAGTTGGAAAGAATTTTGTAAGCTTCTGCTGCGTTACGCTCATTGTTATAAATTGAACTGACGTAGTCAGCGATCTTGCTGGCCGCCGCTGCCTCGTCAATGACAGGCTTGGTGAGTTGTTTGGTGGCTTGTTTGAGTGCACCGGGCAAAGTGCGGCGCAATGCAGCTGATGCTGTCGCCTTGACTCCTTCGCCCAAAAACTCGCGACGCGTCGTGGGCTTAGCCATCTTCTCAGCAATCACTTGCTCGATCGCGCCGATGACGGGAGGCGACTCGGCTGGCGCCACCACAGCTGGCAGGTGCGTCTCGGCCTGAGCTGGCAGCATCACGCTCGACTGGCGAGGCAACCCGAGCACGCCACGGCGCGACAGGTTCACCGCTTCTTCAGCTGGTGCGCTCTTGCTGAAAAGTCCGAGTATGCCTTTGAGTTTGCTAGGATCAGCCATTTTTCAATCGGTCGAGTAGTTTGTCAGCCACTGCGAAGGACGTGTCAACGAGCAACCGCGCCAGCACATCCATCGCGAGTTGCTCGCGAGTGAATGGCTCGGACTGCTCGACAGGCTCGGTAAACGACCAATGATAGAACGCATACACGACCCGCTCGTCAGGCGCGCAAACCAAAGTATCGCGCCAATGCGGGTATTTTCTTCCTTCGCACAACCCGCCTTGACCGATGCCCAAGTGCGTCGTGCTGTAGCTGCCCGTCCACGGCGTGTGGTCGATGCCGTTCTTCCAATCACCCACCCATGGCACGTTGCTGATCTTCAGATCCCACAGGAAGCCACGCTTGTTCTCAAGGCACACACTCAATGTGAGGTCCAGATCGGGACGATCCGTGTGCACCAGCAGATAGCTCCCATTGTGGTACGACCGCGTGTACACGCTGTCGAACTTGATGTTGGGGTGAACTTGCTTAACGATGCGCGTCACGTGCTCCGCGTGCTTGAGCGACTCAGGCAGCTGGTACACACCGAAGCTGTTGCGGTAGTACGGATCGTTCTTCAGGTCGCCTTCAGCAGTCTTGTGCTCGTGCGCATCGAACGCAGTGACCAGCTCTGCGCATTGTTGAGGTGTGAAGATCTGCATGCTAAGTTGCGTAGGGATTCACGCGTCGTGGTTTTGTTTCGTCAGCCCAATCGTCATCGTCGTACTGCGGGGTGTCGACGATCAAAAAGCCCATGTCGCGCAGCACCCTCAGAGCTTGCGTCATTGCGTCGACCAAGTCATCGTGGCGCACTTCGGGGAATGCACAGATCTGCCCGATGAGCGGGTCGGCCCAGTCACGAGCGAACCCAGGACGATGCATCGACTCGGGGATGTAAACCAATCCGCGCTGAATTATAGGCGAGACAATGTTCAGACGCTGCATCTTGTCAGCACCGCCTGGATTGTACGCACGCACATTCAGCCCGGTGCGCTGCAAGTCCTGAATCAGCGAGATTCCTGCAGACTTGTCCTCGATCAGGATCAGATCGACTTTCTTACCGACGCCAAACTCATTCACGTCGCCATAGATCACCGTGGCCTCTTCGGTCACATGGGGGCGCAGGTCGGGATACTGCATGTGCTTCTCCCAACAGTCAATGAGCATGGCGCACATCGGCGCATCCTCGTTGGGTCGGAACACTCCCAGCACCACGCACGCAGTCGGGTCGTTCTTGGTCTTGTCCGAAGTTGCGCAGTCGTATGACTGCACCACGTACTCGAACTTCGGCAATGGCGTCTCGGCGTCCCAGAGCTTGAACCACGTGCGTTTGATTACGCCCGACTCTTCTGGGTCGATGATCTCAGCATAGATCTCTTGGCGACCAATCTTAGTGCCTTCGTACTGCAGGATCTGCTCCATGAACTTCGGAGCCAGATTGTCTTTGTTGTCGTACGTTGACGCAATCGTGTACGCCACGTCCTGCCCGTCACGCTCAACCAACTCCATGATCTTGGGCTTGGGACGCGGCGTCGACGTGCAAAGCAGTAGTGGGTGCTTACCGAGCCGCATGCCGAACTGAATCATGTCCCACGCATCGTCGAGGTAGTCCCAAGCGGCGAGTTCGTCCAGCCACCCGCCGTGAAACTGCGGACCTCGGAACCTGCCCGGCTCGGACGCGGGTATACCCTTGATTATCGATCCGTTGATGAGTGTGATCTCGTGCAGCGAGCTTTTATAATCCTGCACGATCTCGGCAGGGACTACATTCATCAGGCCTGAATCACCTTCAAAGCACACGTCGCGCACGTCGGCTGAGGTCGGGGCGCTCACAAGCCACCGCGTCTGCGGCGCACGCCACGCTGCCCACCAGATCCACTCCGCTGCACTGCGCGTCTTCCCGGCGCCACGCCCTGCGAGGAGCAACCAGATGCTCCACCAGATCTCTTTCGGCGGGAGTTGATGCGGCTTGGCAGTCTTGAGCCAAGACATGCGCCGTTCGAGCGCGGCTTGGCTCGGCGCGTCGAGCAGTGGGAAGTTCTCGCGTGCCGCCGCAATGATCGCTGGATCGACGGCTACCGAGTTCATTCCTCGCAGTCTTCCTCAACGAACGTGGTTTGTTGCGCGATGACCTTACCAGACGTGCGCCCATTCGCCATCTCATTACGCATCGACACACCAATCTCTAGCGCGTCAAGCAGCTTGTCGAACACGCGCTGGTCGGCGACCTTGTCAGTTTCAGTCGTGACGATCTGTTGTTGAATCGCGGTCAACTTCGGATGAATGTACGGAGCCAAGTCACGCGCAATTGCGCACGCGGCAATCTTTTCGTCCTTGTCCCAGAAGTCCTTCATGGTCAGGTACATCACCTCGAGAGGCGTCACCGACATCATCTCGAGCTTGCCCAGCAGCCGCTCACGAGCTTGCCGTTTCAGCGCCACCTGCCCCTTCTGACGCCCACCGCGACGCTTCGGTGGTTCGACTGCAGCGGTGTCTTGCATTTTTATGCCTGTTTCATAATTAACAACTCAGGCGAATTATGCGGCCAACTCATGGTATAAGGCAACACGGCCGAAAGTTCATTCGACCACTGTAAACACAATGCCTTCGAACTCTGCAGTCTTTTCCTCTTTGAGCTTCTTACGGAAAATTTGATGACGAGCCATGGGGAGTCCGAGCGCCATAAATGCGGCTGCAATCGACCGATACTGTTTTCCGCGTACCATCACTGCGGTGTGTTTGTTCGCCATGCGTTCCTCCAAGTCTTGAATAGCATGGAAGTATGCCTGAAGTTCGACGAAATGAAATGCTTTTGGTAGCTCTTTTTTCGGTCTTCCCATAGCTCCTCCGAGCTCAATTATGTTCCGTCGACCCCCACCGACGGAACTCGGAGGCAGG